GTTAGGCGGCTGCTGTGTCACCCGGATCGCTCGGCGGTAAAGCAAGTGCCGGAGATTTTGATTGAGTGCAAACGACTGCAACTGATGATTGAAAGGGAATGCCGTGAAAAACGCTGAAGAATTGAGAGCAGAGTTGTCGCAGACGTTCGCGCAACTGAAGTCTGGCGAAATAAAGCCGAGCGAAGCTGCCGAACTGGCGAATCTCGCCGGGAAGATGATCGGTAGCGCAAAGGTGCAGGTTGAGTATTACGCGCTGCGGAAAGAGTCTCCGTGCATCGAGTGGCTTGAGTCACCTAACACCTGAGTTAAGCGGTGCCGCTGCCAGGCACCACAAGGAGCGAGAAACTATGAAGCGGCATCCAGTTGAACGAATTGTTAGCCGTCAACAAATTGGAGGAACAATGGAAACGAAACATACGCCGGGGCCGTGGGAGTGCGTCCCTTGGGGCACAAATGAAACGCATATCGTCAGAAAGGCGTTTGAAAATAGCGAAGACTCGATAGCTTTTGTGGAAAGTGTAAATGCGACGGCAGATGCTAGGTTAATAGCAGCCGCCCCGCTAATGCTTGAAGCCTTGCAGATGGCTTTTGATTGTGACCTAACCTACCTGAGCGATCACGCCGAGATTCCGAGGCAAGACGTTGTGCGGGCAAGACTCGCAATTCGCGCTGCACTTGGACATGACGGCTAACATCACGCTGACGCTGCGTGACTCAATCACCAATCAGCCCGTATCCGGCGCGACAGTAGAGGCGACGTTATACGATATGGCAGGCGATGAGGTTGGCCCTGATCCGTGGCCAATCACCATGCAGGAAGGCGCGGAGCCGGGCGAGTATATGGCAACACTCGATGCTGGCCTCGAAATCAACGCCGGTCACACATACCGCGCTGTCATCATTGCAACCGATGGCGGAACGCGGCGCGAATCAGAAATGATGCTGATTGCGAGACGAGGCTAGCTCCCGTGCGGGAACGCCGCAGCTGTCGTCCAGTTGTCCGGCGTTCTCGCCGCTCCAACAGTAATTCGCAACTCGTCGATATACCCCGCAGAACCCGATGAGTCCACCGTTCGACCTACATACCAGTTCGCACGCGACATGTTAGCAGACGCAGTCACCTGAGCCTCTAGGTTGCCATCGAGGAACAGCCGCACAACGCCGTTCACGCTGCGAGTCACCATGACGCGATACCACGTATCTGCTGTTAGCACGGTTGTTCCTTCCGTTGCCGCGAACGGCGACCCTGTGCCAAATAGCAGCTTGCCGGTCGATCGCAGCGCGACAACGAAGCCAGAACTGTCCTCGTGCGCATTCCGGCAATCGAAAATAATAAAGCTTGTGCTCAACGAGTCTGCCCGAGCCCTTGCCTCGACGGTGAACGCCCCTGATCCGATCGATAGTCCGGATCGTTTCAGCCGCGATGTTCCTGATGGAACGCGCAAAGCGCCTCCGCCATATACGTATGTGCTGCCGGATATCGACAGCGACCCGCCATCCTCCGACCATGATCCACTGGCTACGTCGGTGTAGTCCGAGTCGAAGTGCAGCAGCGCCTTGGTATCGCTCCAATACGGGTCTGGCGTGGCATTCCGCACATCTGGGAATGGATATGCGCTTGGTGTGTAGGTGATGCCGTGATATATCGCGGTGCCAATCACCCATCGGAATTCGTCAATTTTTCCGGCAAAAATGCCCTGGTTCTCCGCGATATCGCTCTGGTCCAGCAGCCTGCCTATGTACATGTTCGGCGATCCACTGGACAGATACACGCTGCTTGAGTAGGACCCTGTCGCGACTACGATCCCATCGACGTACACACGCACAGTGGAGTCGTCACGCTCTGCACATACGCGATATGTCGTGTCGGTCGAGATTGCACTTGCGGCTGACTTTATTATTGTTGTCGCCGCGCCATCTGACGACAGCGTCACGCCAATTTCGCCGCTATCGGAGATAAAGAATCGCATGCTGTAATAGGGTGAATCTTTGTTCCCTGTGCCCAGGATTCCATAGAGCTTTCCGGCGCCCGGAAGCGCTGCTATGCGGATTGCGGCTTCGATGGTCCAGTCGGATGATCCGATCGTCAGCCCAGACTTCGACGTTTCCAGCCAGCTCGGCGTTGCCGGCCCGGCTAGCGACAGGCAGTTACCATCCACCAGAACCACGCTGTCCGACGTCGCGGCATTTGTTGGCGTCCACACGCGACCATACCGCGACTGATCGATGAGCTTCGTCGCGCCGCTCGTCTCATCGAAGTGCAACAGCGCGATCACATGATCCCACGGCGGATCGGTTATGGCGGGCAGCGCGATGAACTCCAGCTCATCGCTGATGCGCTCGGCGCTGCCGATGAGCGCTCCGACGCGGTAGTAGTAGGTGTTATCCTCAACGATGGAGTCGTCGTTTACGTACTCGCGTTCGGCCGGCAAAGCGGTCCCGATCGGCTCCGGCATGTCGTCCGGGTCCATCGGTGCATCTGAGCGGTATATGCGAAACTCGGTCGGCTTTGCGCCATCGTGTTTCCACGTGAGTGTGATTGTCGCGGTCATGCATCGTACTCCGCTGCCAGGTCGGTTGGCGCGTGAAGGTTGATGATGTTGGTCGCGACGTGCTGCCAACTGGCAAGCCCATCGCGCACGCTCCACACGCGCACTGACACGATGGCCGCATCGACTGGCAGCGGGTACGTATCGAGGTCGATTGTGTCTGTCGTGCCGCTGATCCCGGTTGCCTGATAGAACCGCGTTTCTACGCCATCCTCATCGATTCCGTATGCCTGGACGGTGTACGTGGTACCCGATTCCGGCCCGATACTCGCAGCGGTCCATTCGACAGGCGCAGTCTGCTCGATTCTGTCACGGTGTGCCCATGTTATTTCGAGCTCCGACCAATCATCCCACACCGACGGGAAATAGATTGCATTCACTTTGACAGCGCCCGGCGGATAGGGACGCGCGATGCGCGATGCCATCGTGATCGATAGGCTTGCGGCTTCCTCGATGTCGATCTCTCCAGCCCGTGATCCGGCCTGCAACTTAACCGCTACATCATCGCCGTTTGCGTATTGAACTGGCGAATACGGCCATTCAGATGGCGAGCTACTGATGAAATATAATCTCTCCCCGATCGGCCATTGATGCGGCACGGTATCAAGCACGCCGCGCGTGATGGCGATGTGCTGCCCGTCGATGGAGTCAACCAGCACGATTTCTGCGCCGGATCCTTCGCCAATCTGCGCTAGCCATCCTGGCTGTACGTCGCCAAGATCAACGCTGTCGGCAAGCTCGATATCTGTGCCATCGAGATAATCAATCGCCGCAGCAAGCGTGGCGGTGGGCACAATTCCGCGATCCTCTGCGGTTTGCACAACAGCAGCTGGAGGCACGCCTGACCAAATATCAATGTCCGTTGTGGTCGGCGTTGGCCGTGTGCCGAGTGCGAGAATATAGCCAGCTTCCACCGGCATGGTTGATGTCTCAGCCACACCGTAGACATTGCGTGTCATCCAATATGGCATCTCCTGCACCGTCTCATTTTCACATGGCGCAGCTGCGGTATCTGGCGCGGTCCACTCGCCACTCTGCGGGAAGAATCGCGACACGTCGTGCTTGAGCGAGAACACATCCTGCACAACGTTCAACGTGATTGCTCCGCTAGTGAGTGTGCCGCCGCTCCATTCCAGCACGCGCACAACGAGCGGCCCGATTCCCTCAGGCCCGTGTGACAACACGAACACGGCGCCTGGCATGATGTCCCACGGCAGTCGGTTGCACTTGATCTTGCCCTTTGCGAAGTTGCCGCCCAGCTTGCGGCACTCGCGTTCTGCCACCCGCATTGCGAGCTCTGCCGTTGTGATGCCTGGGTAGTCGATCGTTTGCGCAATCACGCCGTAATGCAATGCTGCTGCGCGGTTCTGGTAGGTCGCCGCTTGTTGGTCGCCGTTGCGGTCCTCATACGTCACCGTGACTGTGTTAGTCCCTTCTCCGGATGCCGTCTCTTGCCATTCGACAATCTCGATTATGTCATCCTCGGTGATCTCGATGAGGTCCTCGATATCGTAATCATCGCGAAGTGCGATCAGCCGCAACTGCCCGGTGCGCGGGTTGATCGACTGAAGCAAGTCCGCATGCCGGCAGACCTCCGCAACGAAGTTTTCGATGGATTCCTGCCGCGCCCAATACAGCGATATGCCGAATTCCTCGTCGTACAGCAACTGCGCGCAATAGCGCATCGCGGCATCGTCTATCATGGCTGGATCGTAGGCCATGCCTTGATGTTGATCTGTCCACACATTGCTAATAATGTGCGCGGGGTTCATGTCATAGTCGCGATCGGAACAGTACGCACGCGCCAGATTCTCGATGCTGGACTGAGCAAGATGCGATGTGAAAATCGCGAAGTCATCTACTTCTGCATAAATCGGATGGTCCGGTACATCGCCGCCTGAGCCGTGCCCGATCCGCACCAGCACAGCGTCTCTTGTCGGGGTAATGGCCTTTGCCGGAAAACTGGAGCTGCCGACGAATGTTGCATTACACCCTAGCCACAAGCTAATCATCCCAGTCCCGTGCGTGCCGCCGGTTTTTGTGATGCGCAACGCCAGGAAAAACTCTGCACCATTGGTCAGCGTGCCTTCTGGAAGAACGATATGCGCACCATTCCAGTCAAGATCGGATGCGCCTTTGTAGCTTACCTCCAGCCTGTCGCCGTTTACGTCGTCCAGTATAAACAGCGCGCCGAGTCCGTGATTGTTTGCATCTTGAAGACGCCCCTCAAGCCACAAATAATATCGGCCATCGACAGCAGCCGAACGGAATGATTGGCTCAGGCGCAACTTGCACGCTAGCATGACGACGTCATTTGTCGTGTAGCTGTATTTGGCATTTTGCGGAAATGTGACGCCACCATTAGGCGTGACGCATCCTACAGACTGCGAACCGTGCGGGACGATGCCGCCATGCCTCGGTAGGGTCCCGATATACGTGCCATTCTGGCCGCTGCCCCAATTTGTGATTGATCCGGTAAAAGCGCCGAATTCATCTGGCGCTTCCTCGAATCCAATGTATAGCCCAGGACGATGCCGCATAATTTCGCGGTATAGCTCGCCATGCATGGGGTTGATCGCTGCGATCGGAGCGGCAATCGATGCTGTCTCTGGGAACCAGCATTCATCTGCCCATCCTGCATATATTCGTTGTACCAGCGGCATGATCGGACGCACGTAAGCAGAGTTGGCGCTAATGATGCCTTGATGAAACACCAACGTTAGCGAATCACGGAAGGCACTCACTGGCGCGCCAAGTTGCGATTCCATGTACGCATTCGCCGGCTGATCTGCATCGCCAAACATTGCGTCGAATGCGATCCAGATTCCGCCTTCGGATCGAATTCCGCCGTACAAGTTTTGCTGATTGATCACCGTGCCATACGTCGTTTCGGCGATCGACCCATCCCAGCACATCTTGTCGCCATACCAAATTCGCTTTATCTCATCCACAGGCCCGATGCATATCTCAAGATGCAGACCCATGTAGTACCAGAAGAACGTGCCGTCGTCCTTCTTTTTGCGGTTGGTACGCAGGTCTCCGTACCAGATGCAGTTCGGATCTTTGATCTTTCGCGTGCCGAACACCCACGGAATCGGCCGGCCAACCTCTGCGGTCGGCACGGTGAAGTCCTCGAGCGCTGCGGCTTTTGGCCCCTTCGGCTTCGGCGCCAGCACACGCATGATAAGCGTGCTGGCGACCAGCAGAGCGACATACCCGAATATGCCCATTATTGAAACGCGTTACTTGTGACTGGATTCAGGTTCGGCACGTTTCGACGTCCTCCGTAGTTTAGCGCGTTGTCATAGACCTCATCGCACGTTGTCATCGTCCAATCGCATCCCGGGTAAATAGTCACCGGCTCGCCGGTTTCCGCACCATATAACGGCAGATCGAGCGTGAACGTCTTGTCATCTACCGCCTCGATGAATGCGTGGTCCGTAATTCCATTCTCGGTGAACGCCACGATGCCACC